AGAATGATTTACGTCTTTTAGCAGCTTTAGATCCTGGTTTGACTTTGCCAGTGACCGCTGTTTTTAGTTTTGAGCCGGGATTAGCTCTTCGATATGCAGCCACTCCGGCTCTTGTCATGCCTGCACCTTTTTCCGTAGGACGGAAATTCTTTTTATTTCTTTTTGGCATTACGTCGCCACCTCTTTTCATGGCTTTTCTACCATCTGGCACATTACCATAATATTGTGCTGATTCACCATATCTTAAACCAAAATCATTTCTAGACATATGATGCTCTCCTTGCCATAAAACCACCACCCATGGCTTTTTTTCTTTTTGCAAATGTTCTAACATTTGTTGGTTTACCACCAACTCCTTGTGCAACTGCTCTTTTTCTTTTTACAGCTGAACGTCTTTGACCTTCTGACATACTTCTTGCTTTTGCAAGAGGGACACATTTTGGATATTTACGTTTTGCATCTTTCTTTTGTTTTGATCTTCCACACTTTGAGAAAGAACCATCTTTCTTTTTACTTCCTATGTCTACCCACTTTTGAGCAAACCATTTATCAAGTCCGTTCTTTGCCATGACATTAAGCGTACTTAGTTACTTTTTTCTTTTCTTTTAAAATTCTTCCACAACCTCTAGCAACACCACCTCTAAGATACCCTTGTCTTTTTAATCTAGCAGTTGCTTCCATTAAACCACCTTCAGCTTTATTGCCTCTAAAATCTTTTCTCTTTACACCAGATGGATCTTTAATCTTACCAGCACAAATTTTACTAGCGTAGGCATTAGCATATGCTGACGGATACACTTTAAATTTTCTTTTCGCTGCGGCTTTACCTCTTGGACATAGTTTAGTCATTATTTTTTCCTCACTGTTTGTGCGGCTCTTTTAAAATTAGCTGCAGTTGGTGCACCCTTTGCACCTTTTTTTCTCATTTTACCGCCACGTTTTCTTTTAGCGTGAATGTTTGCGTATAAACCCGGACGAGCCATTATGCTTTTTGTTTAACTCCTCTTCCTTGTAAAACATCCGCAAAAGTTACTTTGCCATCTTTATTTAAATCAGGAAAAGATTTTTTCTTTTTCTTTTTCTTTGTTCCAAAAGTTTTTTCTATTTTTTGAACATTTTTACCGACTTTAAAATTTTGTCTGTAATCTTTTCTCATTATTTTTTGCCTCCGTTTCTAAAAATCTGTGTGCCCTTTATACCATATATACTCGCAACGACAAGTATCCACAAATTTGTGAACCATGACGGCAGTGCCGAGAAATACTCAAAGAACAATTTTACTTTGTCCATAGCCATCGGATCGTCCGATACGACCGCCCAGGCTAAGACTCCTATCGGCGCCGTTAACACAAGCAAAACGAATTCGTCTTTCCAGTCCGATTGTCTTGCCTCTAGCAATTTACCTTGGTATTCTGCTTGACCGTCGGCCATACGCTTTGCATGCATGTGTTGTGCATCAGCCATGGCCATTTTCGTCTCTTGACGTTTCTTAAAAATGTGCGTTCCGGCCTGTAAAGCTACTTTTGCTAAACCAAACCAAGCCATTAGTACGCCTTAGATTTTCTTTTCTTTTCTGCTAACACTTTTCCTTGACCTTGTACTTCTTCTTCAGGTCCACCAGTGCCTATATAGTTAAAAGCTTGATCAGCAGTAGTTTTAGATCTAGGATCTACTTCAATTTGCTGTTCTGCAACTTTAACATCTTTAATTTTATCAAGTTTTTGCATTTTTGCTCCTTTTTTTGGTTTTATCCACTCCCTTTATAACACCTTTATTCTTAGATGCATAGAAAACAGTTTCTCCCTTCTTCTTACCATACTGTTTCTTCATAGATTTCATAATTTTTTTACCTTTTACTGTCAATGGCATAATTAATCGTCTATCATAACTTGCGCTTGTTGTACACCGGTCTTCGCAAGGCTTACTCCAGCACGTAATTTTGCTAAATCTTCATTTTGTTCAAGTTTATCTTCTGCAATTTGACCTGCTTGAACTAATTTTGCTCTGTTTAACTCCATTTGAGCCATGTCAGAGTCTTTTTTACGTTGATTTTCCATTGCACGAAGGTCAACTTCTCTAGATTTTAATTTTAAAAGAGGGTCAGAGTCAAATTGTGACGTAATTTCTTTTTCTTCTTTAGCAAAATCAGTTGTCATTTCTGCAATTAACAC